CAGTAACACGAACATTAACATTATAATGAAAAATATTATATTTACAAAAAATAAATAATTAGATATAAAACAAAAATAGGAGAATAAAAAAATGGCACATTTTGCAGAACTTATACAAAAAACAGACCCAACTGGTTTTACATCAGATAAACATTGGGTAGTAGAAAGAGTTGTTGTAGTTGACAACGCACATGTTTCAGCTGACGAAGCTCTTGATGGAGAAAACTGGTGTTCAACATTTTTTGGTGGAGGCACTTGGAAACAAACTTCTTATAATCACAATTTTAGAAAAATGTATGCTGGTAAAGGTTTTATTTATGATCAAGCAAAAAATAAATTTTTACATCAACAACCTTTCGCATCTTGGTCATTAGATTCAAACGATGATTGGCAAGCGCCAATTACATATCCAACTGTTATAGATGATGGAGCTGATCCTAGTGTATGGCACTACCAAATAAGATGGGATGAAACTGCATACAATGCTGATAACACAAAAGGTTGGAAAGCAACTAAATCTAACGATACAGCGGAAACCAAAACTCAATACGATTGGAATGGCACAGCTTGGGTGTCCGCATAGGAGGACACTATGGCCAGATCAAATGGCGGTATAATTGGTAAAACAAATAAAACCTCTTTTGGAAAAAATAATATTAAACAAGTAACATCAACAGGATGTTATACTACACCTTCAGGAACAACATTTGTACAAGTTGCAGTAATAGCTGGTGGTGGAGGTGGTGCTAAAGATAAAGGTGGTGGAGGTGGAGCAGGAGGTCTTTTAAATCCAGGATCAACTATAGATGTATCAACATCAACAGGATATCCAGTTACAATTGGAGCAGGAGGAGGTGGAGCACCTCAACCCTCTCCAGGAGGTCCATTAATAGGAGTTCCAGGTAATGATACCGTTGCAACTATTGGAGGCACAACACTTACAGCAACAGGTGGTGGAAGAGGTGGTGGATGTGGAGATGCTTCAGGAGATCCAGGTGGATCAGGCGGTGGTGGAGGTTTTGTTTCTGGAGGATCAAACCCAGGATCATCAGGAACTTGTGGACAAGGTAATGCAGGTGGATCAGCTAACAACGTAGCATCACCAGGATCTGCGGGCACAGGAGCAGGCGGTGGTGGAGGTGCAGGCGGAGCAGGCGGAGATGCCCCTGAAAGTAAACCAAATTCTCAAGCAGGTATAGGTGGAGCAGGAACAGATTTATCGCCAACTTTTGGATGTACAGTTGGAGTTTGTGGTTCGTTTGCAGGTGGCGGAGGTGGTGGAGCAGATTTTGACGATCAATCACCAGCGTCTGATGGAGGTGGAGAAGGTGGAGGAACTAATCCTTTTCCAAGTTCTTGTGCACCTAATGGTAGAGCAGGAAAAGCAGGTGTAGCCAATACCGGTGGTGGTGGCGGCGGAGGTGGTGGCTGTGGAAACGGTGGATCAGGTGGATCAGGAGTAGTTTTAGTAAAAGAATTAGATAAAGCATCAGGTGTTTGGTCAATGAAATCTCAGTTTGCTGCACAAAAACAAGGAACATGGCCAAGAATAGGAATTAATGTTGATTTTTTAGCAATAGCAGGTGGCGGTGGAAGTGGTAATGCACCAAACCAACCAGTAGCATCTGGTGGAGGTGGAGCAGGTGGATATCGTACATCTTATCCTGGATGTTCTGGTGGAGGAGCTTCTCCTGAAGCAAAATTATTTTTATCACCTACTGGTGGATCATTTACAATTACAGTAGGAGGTGGTGGTGCTGGAGGTCCTTCGACTTATTCAAGCCCTGCTACTCAAGGTACATCAGGAAATAACAGTGTAATTTGTGGATCTTGCGTTAGTGTTACTTCAATTGGTGGTGGCGGTGGTGGTGGAATTGGTCTAGACGGTCTTCCTGGTGGTTCTGGTGGTGGAGGCGGTAATAATTTTTGTGGTGGAGCAGGTACTGATAATCAAGGTTTCCCTGGTGGACCTGGTGGTCCTAATTATCCTAGAGGTGCTGGAGGTGGAGGAGCTGGTGGAACAGGTGGTGCTGGTGGTCCTTCAGGTCCGAAAGCTGGTGGTGCTGGTTTGACTTCTTCAATAACAGGTTCTCCTGTAGCAAGAGGAGGTGGCGGTGCTGGCGGAGGTGGTGGAACAGCTACTGCAGGCGGTGGAAATGGTGGTCCAGTTACTCCAGGTGGATCAGTTGGTACTGCTGGTACAGCAAACAGCGGAGGCGGTGGTGGCGGATCTTACGCTTGTGGCGTTCCAGGTGGTCACCCTATTTTAAATGCTGCTGCTGGAGCTGCTGGTGGATCAGGTATAGTTATTGTAAGAACACCAAGTGCATATACTGTTGCAGTAGCACCTTGTACAAATACTGTAGCAAGTTGTGTAGGTCCTACTAACGACAAAGTGGCTACATTTACTGTTTCTGGAACTTTAACTTTAAGTTAATATTAAGTTTTACATAAATAGAAATGTATTGTATAAAAAATTAGAAATATGAATTTGTCAAATTATTATTATTATTTCAAATCAGTTATTCCTGAAAGAATTTGTGATGAAATTGTTAAATATGGAAAATCTATATCAGATCAAATGGCAGTTACTGGTGGTTTCGGAAATAAAAAATTAAATCAAAAACAAGTTAAAGATTTAAAGAAAAAAAGAAATTCAAATATTGTTTGGATGAGTGACAGATGGATTTACAAAGAAATACAACCTTATGTTCATCAAGCAAATAGAGATGCAGGTTGGAATTTTGAATGGGATTGGTCAGAATCATGTCAATTTACTAAATATGAAAAAGGACAATTTTATGATTGGCATTGTGATAGCTGGGATAAACCTTATATATCACAAAATCAAAATGATCCTACACATGGTAAAATAAGAAAATTATCTGTAACTGTTTCTTTATCTGACCCTAAAAATTATAAAGGTGGAGAGTTAGAATTTGATTTTAGAAATATGGATCCTGATAAAAAACCAAATATTAAAAAATGTACAGATATATTACCTAAAGGAAGTCTTGTTGTTTTTCCTTCTTTTGTATGGCATAGAGTTTGTCCTGTTAAAAAAGGATCAAGATATAGTTTAGTAATATGGAATTTAGGCTGGCCATTTAGATAATGAAAAAAGAACAATTATTTAGAGAAGATTATTTTACAAATTCAATATACTGGATGGATAAACCAGAGTGGGTAAAAAAATTAAATAAAGCATCTGATCTTTATATTAAAAAAGCACAAAAAAATAATCAACCTGCTATTAAAGAGAGAACAAAAAAATTTGGTAATAAAGGAGATCATGGAATGGTTCATCATTCTACAAGTCTTATTAATGATCCTAAATTTAAAGATTTGCAAGATTGGATATTAGCCACTGCTTGGAATTTATTAGATGAACAAGGCTTTGATTTAAGAGGCCATCAATTATTTTTAACTGAACTATGGGTACAAGAGTTTTCTCATTTAGGTGGAGGACATCATACTTTACATACTCATTGGAATGGACATATGTCAGGTTTTTATTTTTTAAAAGCTAGTGAAAGAACATCTTGTCCTGTTTTTGAAGACCCTAGACCTGGAAGACAAATGAATTTATTACCAGAAAAAGATAAAAATAAAGTTACTGTTGCTAGTTCACAAATACATTATAAAGTAAAACCTGGTAGATTAATATTTTTTAATTCATATATGCCACATTTATATAGTGTAGATAATGGTTATGAACCTTTTAGGTTTATACATTGGAATATACAAGCTATACCTAAAGCGGTATTAAACACAAACAAGGAGTAATATGTCATTTAAAAAAAATAAATATACAGTAATGAAAGGCGCTATCTCAAAAGAATTAGCTCAATTTGTTTATACTTATTTTTTAAATAAAAGAAATGTAGCTAGATTTTTATTTGATCAAAAATATATATCGCCATTTACAGAATATTTTGGTGTGTGGAATGATACACAAGTTCCTAATACTTATTCACACTATAGTGATATTGCTATGGAAACCTTATTACAAGGCCTACAAAAGAAAATGGAAAAACATACAGGTTATAAATTACAACCAGCATATTCTTATGCAAGAATATATAAAAAAGGCGATGTATTACACAGACACAAAGATAGATATTCTTGTGAAATATCTACAACATTAAATCTAGGCGGCGATCCTTGGCCTATCTATTTAGACCCAACAGGTAGAGAGAAACAAGCAGGAGTAAAAGTAAATTTAGAACAAGGCGATATGTTAATTTATATGGGTTGTGAATTAGAACATTGGAGAGAAGCATTTGAAGGAAAAGATTGTGGTCAAGTATTTTTACACTATAATGATGTAAGAAAGAAAACAGCAAAAGCTAATCTATATGATCAAAGACCTTTCTTAGGTTTACCAGCTTATTATAAAGGCTTTAAAATTAACAAAAAATAATATATAATTTATTTTCGGTAGGAGATTCATCACCTTTCACCACATCTCCTACCACCCTTATTTTCTATTTATATATACAAAACTATGTTATATAATGATGTGGAGGAAAATTATGCCACTTACAAAATTAAATTTTTTACCAGGTTTAGATACAGAAAATACAGAGACAGGAGCTGAAGGTAGATGGATAGATGGTGATAAAATAAGATTTAGAAAAGGACTACCACAAAAAATAGGTGGTTGGCAAAAATTTAGTCAAGATTATTATGTTGGTGTTGGGAGAGCATTAGAATCATGGTTTAGTTTAGATGGTTCTCGTTATCAGTCTATTGGAACAGACAGAAAAGTTTATGTATATGCTTCTGGAACAAATCAAGATATTACTCCAATAAGACAATCTAATTCTTTAGCTAATGTATTTAACACTACAGCTTCAAGTGCAAATATCACTGTAAATCATACAGCTCACGGTGCTTTAGTCGGTGACTTTATTACTATTTCAAATTGTAGTTTAACAAGTGTAGGAGGAATTGCTAATACAAGTATTGATGCTCAATATGAAATACAAGAAATAACTAATGTTGATGCTTATGTTATTACATCTAATGATACAGCAACATCAAGTAATACAGCAATAGCTAATTGCGATATTGCTTATGAAATAAATATAGGACCAGATCAACAAACTTTTGGATTTGGCTGGAGTACAGGAGCTTGGAATATAAGTACATGGAGCACTCCTCGTAGTGCTTCTAATGTTGTAATTGATATGAGAATGTGGTCTATTAATAATTGGGGAGAAGATTTAATTTTAACACAAAAAGACGGTGGTACTTTTTTATGGGATGAATCAGATGGTATGACTGATAATAGAGCTACAGCAATAGCAAATGCACCAACAGCAAGTACACTCTCTGTTATTTCTACAGAAACTCGACATTTAATTTGTATGGGAACAGAAACAGAAATTGGAAATACTGCTTCGCAAGATAAAATGTTAATTCGTTTTAGTGATCAAGAAGACTTTGATCAATTTACACCAAATACTACTAACTCTGCTGGATCACAAAGAATAGCAGGTGGTAGTGAAATTAGATGTGCTAAACCTGCAAAAGGAACTATCTTAGTATGGACAGATACAACTTTACAATCAATGTCTTTTATTGGTCCACCTTTTATTTTTGGTTTTAGACAACTTGGTAATGATTGTGGTGCTGTTGGTTTAAATAGCGCAATAGTAGTAGATGATGTTGCTTATTGGATGTCTGATGGACAATTTTTTAGATTTGCTGGTGCAGTACAAGAAATACCTTGTAGTGTATTAAATCATGTATTTGATGATATTAATAAAACTCAATATCAACAAGTCTATGCAGGTCAAACTTCTGACTTTTCTGAAATCATTTGGTATTACTGTTCAAGTTCATCTAACCAAATAGATAAATATGTTATTTATAATTATTTAGAAAATAGTTGGTATTTTGGAAGTTTAGAAAGAAGTACATATCAAGATAATGGAGTTGAGCAAACACCTTTAGCAACAGAATATTTATCAAATTCAACTGCGAATACATATGTACAGATCAATGGCTTAACTGCTGGAAGAACACTTATTTACGAACATGAATCAGGAGTTGATGCTGATGGAAGTGCTTTATCAGCATTTATAGAATCAGGTGATGGAGATATTGCTGATGGTGAACAATTCAGTTTTATTAATAAAGTTATACCAGATTTTCAAAATCAAACAGGCAATGCTGTTATTACATTAAAAGCAAGAGATTATCCAAATGATACAAAAACTACAGGAGAAGCAATTACAGTTTCAAATACGACATCTTTCTATAATTCAAGAATAAGAGGAAGACAAGCGTCTATTAAAATTGAAAATTCAGAATTAGGTAGTAATTGGCGATTTGGTACATTAAGAATCAACGTAAGACCAGATGGAAAAAGATAAATATAAAATTAGGCAAGCTCGTATTGATGAAGCTGTCAAAATAAGAGAATTGTTAAAAACTTGGTTAAAAGAAGCGCCTTTTAACTTTGGTAATACTAATAATAAAAAATCACTAGAAAATATAGTATTTTACATTAAGAATAGTTTTGTTATAGTAGTAGAATATGAAAATGTTATTGTTGGTACACTCGCTGCTACAATAGACGAAACTTGGTATAGTGACAAAAAGTTTTTAAGAACTCTTTGGTTACATGTACATCCTAAGTATCGTAATTTTCATGTCTTTAGAGCTATGATGATAGTTTTTAAAGAATACGCTTTAACTCAAAAAGTTACTGCGATTTGTGAAATTTTTCAAGGTAAAGACGTTGGTCGAAAACATAACGCTTTTACTAAATTAGGATTTGAAGTTATTGGAGGAACATATATAGTCAATGGGTAGTATTTTTAAACCATCAACAACAGTAGTA